GCCTCGTGGCCACGCTAAGTCGACGATTGTTAACTTTACCTATGCACTTTGGGCGACCGTTCAGCAAAAGGTGCGGTTTGGCTTAATTGTAAGTGACACCGTGACGCAAAGTGTAGAGTTTGTGAATGCGTTGCGTGATGAGATTGATAGCAATATCCGTTTAAAGTGGCTTTATGGTGATTTAACTGGTGAACTGTGGCGAGATGGTGATATTAAAACGGCAAGTGGTGTGCGGTGGACTGCAAAAGGGGCTGGAATGAAAATTCGTGGTATTCGAGACGGCTCAGCTCGCCCTGATTTGATTATCTTCGACGATTTGGAAAATGACGAACAAGTTGCAACGGCTTATCAACGAAAAAAGCTAAAAGACTGGTTTCGAAAGGCAGCAATGCCGGCGCTGAGCCGAAAAGGGCGAATTATTATGATTGGAACAATCTTGCACTATGATTCACTTTTGCAGAATATTTTAGATGGTGAAGAGGGCTTTCGGAGCTGGCGAACGATGTTATTTTCAGCAATTATGAAAGACAAGAAAGGCAAAGAGTTTGCTTTATGGCCAGAGCATATGAATTTGGAAGAGTTAAGAGCTTTGCGAGATGATCCGAACCACCCGAAATATGTGGGCTCGATTGTGTTCGCTCAAGAGTATCAAAATAAGCCACTTAGCGAAGATGATTTGATCGTGAAGCCTGAAAATATTAAGTGGATTGATGAACTACCCGAAAATACGGTGATTCGAAGAACGGTTTTGGCGATCGACCCGGCTGTTTCACAACGAGATACTGCCGACCCGACCGCGAAAGTGGTGGCGAGCCTCGACCAATTTGGTAATGTGTTTGTGCGTTATGTTGGTAATGATCGCTTTAGCGTTTCGGAGAATGGCGCGGATATTCAAAGGTTGAATTCGAGGTTTTCGCCTGAACGAATTGGAATTGAAGAAGGGGCGTTGGGTTTGGTGTTTAAAGATTTATTAGCTGGACTACCTTTGGTTGGACTAAAAGCTAACGCCGACAAGACTTCACGTTTAATTAGTGTGAGCCGATTTTTTGAATCCGGAAAGATTTATTTTTTGCAAAACGCAAACAAGATTCAGGATTTACACGATCAATTGATGGAGTTTCCGAATGGTGCACATGATGACATGGTGGATGCAATGGTTTATGTAATTCGGATGTTACTGGTGGATGGGCAAAAGTTGGTGAGTGCGGACGATTTTGTTTTGAGCTAAGAAAGAGGTGGGTGAACTAGCTAAAACTGTAATATGATATAATGTAAGTATGGAAGAAATAAAAAAAATATATGACAGTATAAAAACTGTCGATGACATAAATAAATACTTATCTGACACTGACGATGGAGAATCTGGGATTATTGAGTTTAAAGCAGTTGATCGTTTAAGTGATGAAAAGGATAAAAGTAAAAAAGCAAACTTTAGGGCAAAAATAGCCAAGGAAATGTGTGCTTTTGCTAATTCTGAGGGAGGTATTTTAGTTGTTGGCGTTAAGGTTGAAAACGGAAAAGTCGTGCCATCATGTAAAGAACCAAGCCTAGAGGATTTTTTAGAAAAACAAAAGATAGGTATGTATCTTGAGCCGTCTCTTAAAGGTTTGAATTTTAAGTCATTGGGTATTGAAGGCGGAAGTAATAAACCTGTTATCATTATGATTCCTAAAAGTGATTTTTTACCCCATAGAACTATTAATAACTATAGTAGCGTTGACGGTAAAAATAAGGATATTGTTGGGGAATATTTTATTAGAGAAGGCAGTGATAGTCACAAACTTTCCGAACAACTCGTGCGAGCAATGTATTTATCTTCAGGAAGAGCTCCAAGGTTTGAAATAGTACCTGTAATTAAATTCATAAAAGCTCATGATCGTAAGGTGATAGATGTTCATGCCTTAGTTTATCCAGATAAGTATAGGTTTATAGATAAATATTATTTTAGTGCTAAATTAAAAATGTATGATGAGTTTTTTAATAGTATAAGTGAATATTTCTCTGGAAAAGATATTTTTGATATAAGCATTTTAATGGATGGTGAACAAAACAAAAAAATGCCAATTTATCCTTCAGATGAAGATAAGTATGCTGCAGATTATATCATTAAGATTAGGCCAAGACTTGAAAAAGATAGTTATATTGCCACCCGAGATAACGAAATAGTTTTGGATGATAGTGCTTATAATACTATTAAGTATATAATCATTGATGTTGTTTATGCTTGCGAGGGTATGTCTGCGGTAAAACGTCGATTTGGTTATGTTTTTGACGTGAAAGACTTTAAATATTACGATAATAGCGAGATAGGTATGTATAAATTTAAATACCTGAAGAACGTTTTTTTAGATGGTAGACTTACGGATAAAATTGTAGACCTAGATTCTTTTAATGAGTTTACTAAAATAGGATTTCATAATGGTAACGAGCTATTTAAAGATAGATTCGGCTTCACCGAGGAGATCTAAACTTTTCAAAATTTTTAGTGTGTGATATAATCAGAATATAATATACGGCTCATCGCGAAAGCGGTGGGCTTTTTCTGTTGGTTAAAAATAGGAGAAGAGATGTTTGACAGAAAAAAGATTGAAGAATTACAGAAAGAAATTGGCAGCACAATAAGTGGTAGCCTGATTTTTGGCGACTACGAACAAGAAATGAATGCTTGGAATCGAGAGCGGAAGATTCGAGATTATCGTGAAATGATGAAAGACCCAACAATTGAAGGTTTGTTTAATATTGTCACGATGCCGATTTTAGCGAGCGAATACCAAATTGTGGCGGAAGATGAAAACGAAAACGCAAAAATACAAGCGGATTTTGTGCGAAAAAATCTTTTTGAAAGTAGCTTTAAGGGTGGAATTGAAACACCGTTTGATCTATTTTTAGATGAGGCGATGTTGGCCTTGGCTGATGGTTTTGCTGTTTGGGAAAAAGTGTATCGCTTAAATAAAGATGGTAAATTGGAACTTAAAAAATTAGCTCTAAGGGATAGCTTGAGCGTGGAACTAAAAGCTGAAAAAGGCGAGTATGTAGGGATTAGACAGGTGGTGGAAAATGGTGGAACAGTTGAAATTCCAGCGTATAAAACCTTCTTATTTACTCACAATAAGAAATTTAATAGATTGTATGGCCGAAGTATTTTAAACTCTCTCTATAAAAACTATGACAAAAAGCAAAAGTTGGAATATTTAGATTCAATCGCCCTACAAAATGACGCAATTAAGCCAAAGATTCTAACCGAAACACAAGAGCATTTAGGCGTAGGTTCGGGAGCGATGCGAAAAATAATTCACGCAATTGGTAAGTTTGGTAAAACTAACTCGGCTGTTAGCGTTCCGTTTGGTTATGATATTAAAACGCTAGAAAGCGACGGCCGAGATCCGCACCAAAGCATTGAACGCCAAAAAAGTGAAATGGCTTTTGCCTTCATGGCGAATTTTATGCTTTTGGGAACGCAAGGCAAAAGCTCGAGCGGAAGTTATGCACTATCGAACACGCAAGCTGGTATTTTTCAGATGAGTTTGCAGAGTATTTTGGATAAATTAGAGGCTCATATCAACCAATATATTATTGCTGACTTGATTGACTTGAATTTTGCCGAACCGCATTACCCACAATTTAAATTTGCAAAATTAGATAAGTCTAAAATTGAGTCGATCTTTGAAATCTTTAAAAAGATGGTGGATAAAGACAAAGTTAGCGATGAAGTGGTTAAACAAGTTGAAGATGAGGTTGCAAATCAGTTAGGTTTTCAAATTGAGAATAAAAAGCAGTTAAATTTGAGTGAAAATGAACCTACCACTAAAATAACATCACCAGATAAGCATTTTTCAAACCTAGACAAGAAGTGGCAAGACATTGAAAACCGTTTTTTAGACCAAAGCCGCACGATTTTTGAAAGTGTGGCGAAAGGTATTAAAGAAACAGGTAAAATTGAACTTTCAAAAGAATATAAAGATTTGCTAATTAAAACCTTCAAGCAGGCTTACACAGAAGGTAAGATTTTTAGTGCTAACCGTGAAGGGCGAAAAGCCGGTAAAGATTCGCCTGAATTTTCTAATAACGCAAAAGAATATATAGACTGGATTCTTGAAAAGCAAGAGAATGACTTGAAGCAATTTTTGGAAGGCGAAAGCTGGAATGATACCTTACTTGCTGAAGATTCAAGCGGTTTCTTGCGGAACTTGGCGACTGGCGTGCTAATTGAAAGAGTAATGAGCTGGTTTTTGAAACGAGCCAAACCAACAGCAAGTTATTTGGTTGGCCGAGGTGTAAACGCCGGGATTTATAGCGACTTTAAGCCTGATGATTTGATTGAATATTCAGCAATCATTGATGGACACACTACCGCCGGCTGTTCATATTTGAACGGCAAAAGAATGACTTGGCAAGAATGGCAGAAAAACCCTGATATGATTCCACCGCGTCATTTTGGCTGCCGTGCAACCTTGGTGCGAGTGGTTGAAGGCGGTGATGAAAGCGAAAATCCGGTGAATAAGAAACTTTTAGAGAGAAAAGATGATTTTGTGAAAACAC